CTGTCCTATTCTTTACGCATTAGGTCAACATTACTGACCTATTCTTTGGCTTTGTGTACTTTATAGGTATACATTTGCTTCTACCTGTTCATGCTTCAAAACCAAGCGCATCACCTGCAAGCTCACCTGCAAGCTCACCTGCAAGCTCACTAGGCAGCGCACCTAGCAGCGCACCTAGCAGCGCACCTAGCAGCGCACCTAGCAGCGCACCTAGCAGCGCACCTAGCAGCTCACTAGGCGGCACACCCGAAGCACACCTAGCGGCTATCCACAGGTATCAGACACACAAGGCACATGATGACACCTGCACGCTGTTGCCAAGTGTCAGCAATCAGATCAGACTCCAAGTGTTGCCTGTAGATGGCTCAATGGTGAGCTAATGGGTGATACAGCGGCGTGAAGGGACGCCTTGAGAAGGGAGCTAGAAGAGAATGCCAGCCAAGCGAAAGATGACCGAAGAGGAGCTAGTTACAGCACGCAATACACTGATGGCCTTCCTGCCCAAAGGCTGCACTGTCTACACTGTGATGCGAAGCGTTAGCCGATCAAAGCAAGCTAAGAATATCAGCCTTATGCAATTGCATGACACAGCAACAACGCCTCTAAATCTGAGCTTCTACGCTGCAAGAGTGCTAGGCTTCAGCATGTCTCAAAAGCATGGTCCAGAGTCTCTGAAGGTACAAGGCATTGGGCTCAACATGGCGAAGCATACTGTGGAGATGCTTGGAGCTATCCTCTACGATGACGCCAACGCTTTGAAGCACGTTGCACTGTAAGAAGAACCGACAGCTACCCTCTAGTTGACTTACAGGCTCATCGATTGATGGGCCTTTCTTTTTGATGTGTGCCTAGTGTGAGTTGATGACATTTATGCTCTACACACATACTAGCAATGCAATATGTGCAATAGGTGACAAGTGCGCTCTAGTTTACAAAGGTGACAGTTGACATCGATCAACGCACACCGATGAGGGACACCATGCGCAAACACCTAATCAACCTAGGGGATGCACTTAGCTCAATCTCGCTAGTCGCTACCCTTCCCTGCATTCAAGTTCATGCGTGGGATGCGATGACAGGCTTCCTGTTCTTCGCCGCTGCCTATCTCGCTTGGCGCTCAACTCAAGAGGAGGTCTAACTCATGGCTGAATATGTGACAGATGTCATGTTCCGCATGTGTGAAGGTGAATGCACTGCGGTCTTCGTAGCTGAACCACATGACGTATATGGCCGCTATATCGTCTGCTACGCACACGTAGGGCAGCACTCTAGCTGCTCTTGGGATTGGGTAGCTAAGAACACCGTTCCAGCTACGCCAGATCAATATGCAAGCCTCTTAGCTGAACTTGAGGGTGATACCTACGGCTATCGCTTGCGTGTTGTTAAGAAGCGTACTGCTAAGCATCGCAAGGCGTTTGCACGCCAAGTGGCCCTGTATTGATAGAGGGGGTCTAACCGATGAAGTCCGATTATCAACGTACCGGCAGGCTCTACCCTAAGATTGATCTAGCATATTGGGTAGATGCTGAGCGCTACTGGCACTATGCAGGGTCTACTGAGCAATGGCGTACCTGCCGCGATGCTAAGGCAAGCTATTGCGCAATGTTCAATGTGCCAGCCGATAAGGTCCGAGCACGCAAGGCAATAGGTAGAAGCTATCGCAATCCAAACGGCTAACCTAATAGGTGACAACAATGTTCATTCTAAAGGACTTCACCATTGCAGACCTCATCGAGCTGCACCCTGGATGTGACCGCTGGATGGCTGGCGATAGGACAGGCAGTGTGCAGAAGGTCGGCCGCAAGCTGCTCACTGTGAAGATGCACACCAGCGGTAAGGCCATCAAGGTCCACCCTGGCAATGTGGGCAAGCTCAACGGCGCATATGCGTAGGTAATTGCGTTTGATTAGATGACACTTGGCACTCACTCATAACAGACATCAAAGAAGGGAACTAACGATCATGGCACGCTATTCAAAGAAGTTCATTGAAGCACGCTTCAGCTATTGGGCTGAAGAAGCTGGTCTCTCTACGGAATGCTGGAAACGCATCGACGGGCGCAACGTAGCTCAGATTGGAAGCGTCTACCTTGACCATGCGCCTTGCTATGGCGGCTGGTGCATCAATCAGATCATGAACGAAGGTGGCGGCTGTACCAACGTCACGGGCTTCGGAGTTAGGCTCACTGCGGCTGAGCTAATTGCATTCTTTGATGGTTCGCGTTGGGCAATCAGACATCTCGCATCCAAATAGGTGACAGATAGGAGCAGATGACACATGCGCTCAACAGACATCATCAACACAGGGTCTTACGTTCTCACATCCTACGGCAACGGCACTGCATATGCCCTCAAGAACCTGAAGGCTAACGCTTCGGTGTTCTTCCAGGGGGATGACGCAAGCGCCTTTTGGGATCGGCTGCAAGCCTACGAAGATGCTGCACCTAACAGACCGACCAGCAGCATCCTTAGGGAACTCTGGAGCGACTACGAACACGTAGCAGCCCCTATCAACTGAAGCTCAATCGCTATTCTGAAGGGCCTACCGCAAGGCGGGCCTTTTGGTGTGCCGATAGACAGGTACAGCAAGGCCATGAAGTAGGCGTCTCTACGATGCTGAAGGCCCCTAGCAGCGCATGAAGCGCCTCAACAATCATCAGTAATAGAGGGATGCACCATGCCTTATCGAGCGCTTGCCTACAGGCTAAGCAGCAATCGCCTTGATCCACTCTACCAGTACGCAATGCACGGTCAGATTGCATCAGTTGGCCATCGAACCAGACTCATCAGTTCACTTCGACGCCTACAGCGTGGAGCTTTGTGGTCGCTGGAGATCAGAGAATTTATTCGCGCCGTTCAGGCTTGTGAGGTCTGAACATGAAGGCAGGCAACTCTGGTCCTGGTTCCGTCCTGATTGGACGTGCTGAGGCAATGTCAGCATTCGATGCTCTACCTGCATCACTCAGAAAGTATCTCGGAAGGGGGCCATATAACTGGTCTTCGATTGAGGTCTTGAAGCTCTACCAGCAGACAGGTGGTGATGCCTTCACTGTGGTGGACAGGCTGAGAAGGCTGAACGCTGAACGCAAGCGCAAGTATTACGAAGACGCTGAAACTGGTTTTCGCAACCTGAAAGGATGACACAAGTCATCAACCCACACCAATGCTCAGCCTTCAAGGTCTCCTGACACTCACCGTTGTGGTCGCAGCTTTCGGGAGACTTTGGACGCCAAGCATAGTGTTTGGCGAATGGAGAACTAAACGAATGTCTAAAGCACTTGTAATCACGATGAATGACGGTACCGCTATTAAGTGGGCTGGCAAGTACCATAACCATCTCGCGAAGGTCTCCCCTTCTACAGGACGTATTGAGCAGTTCCTTCCTGTTCGCATCCGCCGCTTCATGCGTGAGGGTGCTGACTTCTTCGCAGTGACGCGGGATGGCACAGAGCAGAACTTGATTGAGCCTTTCCGGTCTCACCGCGAAGCTCTCGAATGGATTGCAAGCACGGGCCTCTACTACGTCCACCAGGAAGCTGGAAACATGTCCTTCGGGGTCATCCGTAAGGACTTCGCTGAAGACCTGCTCAACGCTTCCCAGATGGAGCCGCTGAAGCAAGCAGCGTAGCTGACTAGCAAAGTGACAATTGTCTGCAATCACCAGGGTTAAACTTTACAGTTCTGTAAGGCGAGGTTCGTATGCGTAAACTTACCGGGGCACTCCCCAATTATCAGCAGATAGGCCACTCCTGTCAGTTACTTGCAGTCATCGTCATGGGTCTCCTCTTCGGGGGAGACCACATGGCCATGCACTCAAGGACTGCTTTCATCACTCCATCGTATAGCGATGCTGACAGGGCAGAGCTTAGTACACTCATTGAAGACATCACCAGCAGGGACCAATAAGTTATGCCTTCAAACAAATATACCAAGTACATGTCTCAGGTACATGAACCAGGGTACGACACTGTGCTTGGCTACATGGCAAGGAACATGCCTGACCAGATAGATGAGATGATTGATGCTGTGGTTGATACCATTCGCATCAACAGGCTGTGCATAAAGATGACTGTAAAGCAGAGCTTCGGGAGGGTGATAGTTACTGCATCCAAGGTCCTACAGGATGCTGGCATACACACGATTGAGGCTTTCCCTATCGGTGTGATCCAAAAAGTTCTCTCTGAGTAATTAACAGTTCGTTATGGAAGGGCCTTGTGCCCTTTCATGACATGTGGCAGCCTCTTCCAGTTGTCACCTATAAGGCATCTGGAGAAAAACAAATGGCTCTGCCCAAGGCCAATAAACAGCTAGTTAGCAAGCAAATAGATGACCTCTACCTAACCCTGGATGAGTTCAGGAAGGTCCATCCGAACATGACACCCAACGCAATGATGGCCTTCCTCACTATTGCTACCAATCCAGGTATCTCAGTGCGTGAAGTGCAGAAGAAGTTGATTGTACCGTCCAGTTCCGCAGTCAGAGCAGTCTCTCTCCTATCGTCCACTCATAGACCAGGACAGGGCGGCGGCGGATTGGACCTTATTAGATACGATGATGACATTACAGATCGAAGAGTGAAGCACTTGTACCTGAAGGAAAAGGGGGAGCGTTTGTGGTCAACCATCAAGCGCATCCTGAACGTGAAGGAGCACTGAGCACATGACAGCAAGGCAACGGGGTAAGGTCTGGTATGCAGACTTTATGATCGAAGGTAAGCGCGAACGTGAGCCCTTCGACACCAAGAGGGAAGCTGAGGCTTGGGAAGAAGAATATCGCTTCCGCCACAAACGAGGTGAACCTCCTCCCCCAGTGAAGAACAAGCGCACTGATACAGGCAAGAAGCTTGAGACGCTCGAAGAGATGTTTGAGCATGTGAAGAAGACTCAATGGTCTTCGATGGACTCTGCTAGGCATCTCATCAAGAACGGTTCTGACATGGTGAAGCTGTTGGGGCCTAAGACGCTCCTGGTGAACATCACCAAGGCTGACCTTGATGAAGCCTATACTGACTTCCTGGACGAGGGCCTGACCATCGCCACGGCGAACAGGAAGATGTCTGCCATCTCGAAGATACTCACCGCTGCATTTGACAATGGCATCATCACTAAGAAGCCGAAGATACCTCACCAGGAGGAAAGCGAAGGCAGGGTTCGCTACATCGATGTTGAAGAGGAAGTCCTCATCACAGGTCTGTTCGCTCAGTGGGGACAGTTCTGGTTAGTGGACCTGACCATCCTCCTGATTGAGACAGGGATGCGCCTCAGTGAAGCCCTACGTGTTGAGTGGCGGGACATCACACCTGATGGCAAGCGTCTCCACATCTGGAAGACCAAGAACAAGAAGAGCAGGACCATCGCCCTCAGCAAGCGTGCTCGGGAGGTCATCGCACGGCTGAAGCAGTCTTATCGCAAAGACCTTGAAGGCCCCTTCGTGGATGAGTCTCCCTATGGCTCCATCAGAACCCTTTGGGATCGGATGCAGGGCCACTTCCGGAAGCCTGACCAGGAGGAAGGTGAAGGCAGATTTGATGACGTTACGCCTCACATCATGAGGCACACTTGCGCTTCCAGGATGTGCAACATGCCTGGAGTCAATCTCCAGTATGTCCAGAAGTTTCTAGGGCACAAGAACATCAAGACCACCATGCGGTATGCTCACTTGGCCAACTCATCGTTGGACCACTGTGCTGATGCCCTGGACGCCTATTATGAACAAGGTTTAAAAGCACTGAAAGAGAAGCACCGGGAAGGAGCATTAGAGGCAGCATGACAGGCTTGGAAGTAGCACTTGGGGTCATCCTCATCGTGGCCTCTGTCGCGTACATCTTAGAAAATCGTCATGAGGCAAGGCGGCAGCGTAGGTGGGATAGAATATGCCGGTGGGTAGCAGACCCAGACGCGGACTAAATCCCCACTCTACAGGCTAGTCATGAGCCTTCTAAATCGTGACAATCGTTGTGACAAACGGGACAAATAGCGGGACAAAGCAGTTGACTCTCACCCTCTGAAACGCCAGTAAACGCTGGTGGGGCCACGTGCCAGAGTGGTTATGGAGCGGACTGCAAATCTCCTGCTAGATAGCTCCCAACTGTCACAATAATCAAAAAGTTCAACAAAGACGGGCCTTAACTGGTTCGTCTTTGCGTTTCAGCCGATTGGTGACAGGTGTCATCGGATATTGGCGAAAGAGCGTATTGTGACAAATACCGGAGACAATCTGTGACAATCCAAGATACTCAGGCCCTCAGCCGTCAGATGGCACTCGAAGATGAGATGAGGGACTTCGGGGTTCAGCGTTTCCGTAGGAGCTTTGAGAAGGCTGCTAAGAACAAGAGAGGGGCAGAAACTGAACCAGGGATGGCGCTCATTCGGGAAGCCATCATGCCCCTGGCAAAGGCCATCGAAGAGTGGCGTGAAGAGTGTGCCTCAGGGCGGGCTGGTAGACGCCACGCTGCCTATAAGATGGTGGAGCTTCTACCAGCAGATGTGATTGCCTTCGTGACCCTGAAGGTACTCATCAACTCAGCCATAGGGGGGTCTTACCTGACCTCGGTCTATACCTCTGTAGGATCAGCCCTAGAGGATGAAGTCTGGTGCAGGGAGCTTGCTGAGAAGAACAAGGACCTCCTGACCAACGTGGTTAAGAACCTCAAGAAGCGTGGCGTCTCCACTAGGAAGAACCGTCGAGCAATGATGAGGGAAACAGCCAAGCATCGTCAGGTGGATATGAAGACAGAGTGGCCCAACCGTCAGGTTGTAGTGGTTGGTGCCCTGTTCGCTGATATGGCGTTCAAGGTTACAGGCTTCTTCGACACACCAACGCTATCGAAGGGGAAGCGTGAGCAGATAGTCATTCGCTTCAGTGAGAAGGCTAACGAGTGGATCGAGAAGCGTAAGAGCTTGGGTGAACTTATGCACCCTCTAGCTCTGCCTATGGTGGTTCCGCCTAGCCCTCGCACTGGTGACCTCAGCACTGGACCGTACTTCAGTGAGATGAGGAGACCCTACACGATGGTGAAGCGCCTCAAGAAAGATCACGTGAGAGTCCTGGAGACCGCTAACCTCTCCAAGGTGGTCAAGGCACTCAACAACCTGGATAAGACCTCCTGGCGCATCTCTAAGCCCGTCCTGGACGTGCTCACGAGTCTTTGGCACTCAGGTCATTCCATTGCAGGTCTTCCGCAACGTGAGGAGCTACCACTCCCTGAGCGTCACCCTTGGATGATTGAGGAGGACAAGAAGAACAAGGGAACTGCCAAGCGGAAGAACTCTAAGAGCCACAAGAAGGCTCTGAAGAAGCTGACCAAGAAACAGGAAGCTGAACTCAAAGCCTGGAAGGTTGCCAGCGTGAAGGTGCGTGAGGCTAACAACCTAGGACGCTCTAAGCGTATCTCCATCGAACGCCTCATAGAGGTTGCCCACAAGTTCAAGGATGAGAAGGCACTGTACTTCCCTCATGACTTGGACTTCCGTGGACGCATCTATGACATCCCTACCGGCCTGCACCCTCAAGGTGCTGACTACTCCAGGGGTATGCTGGTGTTCGCTGAAGGTAAGTACGTGAGGAACACTGAGGCGATGAATTGGCTGATGATACATGGTGCCAACACCTTTGGGTACGACAAGGTTGGGTTCCCAGGTCGCATCACTTGGGTGCAGGACCACATGAAGCAGATAGCTGCCACTGTGGATGACCCTTTAGGTAACCTGTGGTGGACCGAAGCTGACAAGCCATTCTGTTTCCTAGCGTGGTGCTTCGACTACATGGGAGTTCGTGAAGGTAAGCCGTCCTACATCCCGGTAGCGATGGATGGTAGCTGTAATGGGTTACAGCACTTCAGTGCGATGCTTCGTGATGAGGTTGGGGGACGTGCAGTGAACCTAGTCCCTGGTGACGTACCCTCTGACATCTACGCGGAAGTAGCAAAGCTTGTGACCAGGAAGTTGGAACGGGAGGTAGAGGAAGAGATTGAGGACCATTGGATTGCTGAGGAGTGGCTGAAGCTAGGAATCAACCGCAAGCTGACCAAGCGACCAACTATGGTGATGCCTTACGGCGGCACAGTGCAGTCCACTATGCAGTATGTAGAAGATGCCTACAGGGAGTCTATGGAGGGCAAGGCGTCACCTTTTGGTGATGATGAGAGACATGCTTGCGTGCATCTCGGTAAGCACGTTCACAAGGGCATCCGCGAAGTAGTGATTAAAGCAGGTGAGGCTATGAAGTGGCTACAGCAGGTAGCACGCATCATCGCACGCAATAACCTGCCTATCATGTGGACCACTCCATCAGGGTTCGTCTGCTATCAGGTCTACCGCAACACCAAACTGCTTTCAGTTGAGACGTACCTCAGTGGTCGCGTGAGGAAGCAAATCTATCTGAAGGAAGAGCGCCCAGGTATGTCCTTGCAGAAGATGCAGGGAGGTATCGCCCCTAACTTCGTACACTCTCTTGATGCTTCAGCGCTCATCCTAACGGTGAACTCTGCTGCGAAGGAAGGTGTCACTCACTTTGCAATGATACATGACAGCTATGGCACACACGCTGCTGACACTGCACAGCTAGCCTACACGCTTCGTGAGCAGTTCGTGAAGATGTACTCCAAGCATGACGTGCTGAAGAACTTCTTGGACGAAGTGAAGTCATACCTGCCTGAAGATCAGTGGGAGGAAATTCCACCACTGCCTGAGAGAGGAACACTGGACATCCGGCAGGTCTTGGATTCCGAGTTCTTCTTTGCCTGAATAGGTGACAACTGGCACCTAATACCCCTTAGTTATGCAAGACCTTATCCAAGGCGTTCGCTGGACGCTACACATAGAGGGAAACACCAATGAAATTCAAACCAACCATGACGCTTCGCTTCGGGGCTAATCACAACTCCCTCACCCTCCATGAGGAGTCTGGTGAGACGGTCTTTGACTTCAACAAAATGCACAGAGACCGCAAGGCACAGATCAAGCGCATGACTGTTGAAGCATGGTGCAAGGTCAACGGAATTAGGAACAACACACGCACTAAGCGTTATCGTTATTCCTCACCTAACTCTGTCTGAATAGATGACAGATGTCACACAAAGCTCAGGTAACTCTGGGCCTTTTGTGCTGTTACCAAGACCACAAAAAGAAAAGTGAATGGCTGAAGACAAACAGAAGTATGTGAGAACCACCACGCCTAAGGGCAAAGCTAACTATCCGTGGCTCAATAAGCCCGATACGAAGTTCAACCCTGATGGTGAATTTAAGTGCAACCTCATTGTTCCCGCTAAGCAGGCCAAGGCTTTCATCAAACTCATTGATGAGGAAGCTGAGAAGGCAATTGCTGAAGCGAAGGAAAACATTATCCGCAAAGCAACCAAGGCTAACGCAAAGAAGGCTAAGGCTGAGGCGGATAAGATCAAGGAAGGCGATAAGCCCTACACTGAAGAGGTCGATGAGGACGGTGAGCCTACAGGGAACATCATCTTCAAGACCAAACAGCGTGCAAAGATCAAGACCAAGAAGGGCGATGAGTTCGATAAGGTCATCCCTATCTTTGACGCTGAGGGAACTCGCATCCAAGCCAATGTTGGTGGTGGTTCCACGCTAAAGCTCAACGTGGAATTGGCTTACTACTACGTCCCGGCTTCAAAGATCGCTGGCGTATCTCTTCGTCTCCAGGCTGCTCAGGTCTTTGAACTTGTAGAGTTTGGGGGCTCATCGGCTGATAGCTTCGGCTTCGGCACTGATGAAGATGGTTATAAGGGCGAACCTTATAAGCCGTCCAAGTCCAACAACAAAAATAAGAAAGCTTCGGATGAGTCGGAAGATGACTCGGACGAAGATGAGGAAGTATACTAGGACTCGGTTCCTAACTGAGAACGGTCATCGTTCTGGACTTGAAGACAAAGTGGCGGACCAGCTTGCTCGAAAGGGTGAGCAGGTCTGCTACGAAGCCTTTAAGATCAAATACAATGTTCCCGCAAAGACCTGCACGTACACTCCCGACTTCGTTCTTCTAAGAAACGGTATCATCGTTGAAACGAAGGGCCGTTTCGTTACTGCTGACAGGCAGAAACACAAACACATCAAAGCGCAGTATCCCAACTTGGTGATCCGCTTTGTGTTCAGCAATCCTAATCAGCGCATCTCGAAGAAGTCTCAGACCACCTACGCAATGTGGTGCGATCAATATGGCTTCGAGTATGCAGCTAAACTAATCCCTGATGCTTGGTTGAAAGAAAGCCTCACGCCTTCTCAGGTGGAAGCTACCAAGTCTGTCTTGGGATGGTCCGGTCCTCCTGGACCTAAGACGCCAACTACCACTAAACGCAAAGGCTAAGATGAACAAAGGCTATGACTTTGGTTACGCAATTGAAGCTCTGAAACACGGGCTGAAGGTAACCAGGGCCGGTTGGAATGGGAAGGGCATGTGGCTCTATCTCGTACCAGCCAACAGTTATCCCGCTCAGACTGAAGCAGCGAAAGCAGCGTTCGGTTCTATCGTTCCCTATCGCGCATACATTGCCATGAAGACCGTCGAAAACGATGTGGTTCCGTGGCTTGCATCGCAGACGGACGTTCTGGCGGAAGACTGGACGGTTGTCGAATGAAAGAACACTCTGGACTTCCCGTCGCTGGTTACAAGCCGCAGTCTGATGAAAAGGTTGCGCTCGTGAACAGCAACAAGGAAATTGAGGAGCGGTTGCTCCGTCAGTTGGATGAAATGGCTGGTGTGTACTACAAGCACGATGTCAGTCACCGTTGGCTTGCAATCGCCCGAACACACTTTGAGGAAGGCTTCATGGCTCTCAACCGTGCGATCTTCCAGCCGTCCAGGGTGAAGCTTCCAGAAGACAACTGAGTAAGCTCTAGCCACGCAAGGCACCAAAGGGGTCATCCAAAGTCGTCTCGCGACGATACAAGGGTGGCCCCTATTTTGTTACATCAACTGTTAAATGGAGAAACACCTAGATGTTTGACATCAAGAAAGTCGAAGAAGAAGCACGCAAGGAAGTGATGGAGGAGCAATCGAAAGCTGCGAAGGACAAAATCAAGGCATCGCTCAAGAACATTGAGAACGCCAAGAAAGTCCTAGCGAACGCTCAGATGGCTCACGAAGTCCTCCTGAGGGACATCGGGGCCTAAGTGTTCTCAGCACAGAGATTGCTTTCGGAGCCTGTCACTATTCTTTGGGCAGGCTTCGAGAGTAACACATACGAACTTCAAAGGGCCGGATGGTCTTTGGACGCTTGGCAAGACCCATGTCAGATGACGATGCAGATAGCTATGAGGCACGAAGGTGCTCAAATGCGTGCTGTGTCAGAGCGTATCACAGACTGGGATTATCACGGACACTACTCCAGGTTCGATCTTAGGAGCCCACGTCCACGACCGATCCACATGCACCTTATGGGAACTCAAATCTACTACCACATACATGGCAAAGTAGATTGGTCTACCTTCAACCCGATAGACGCCAAGCCTCAGTTGGTAACTACAGAGGTTCGCAGTCTTGATGAGCTTGTTCACTTCGCACCAGCGTTAGTACGCACCAAGGAGATCATTCTCCCTGAAGAGTCTGTGCCTGAGTTGATGGAGAAGATTCTCAAACTCCAACAGCCGGGACGCGAAGCTGAACTTAAACGACAACTCAATGAGGACCGTGCAGGACAACTTGTGGGATCACACCCAAGGCAGAAGTTCCATGCGCAAATCCTCAGCATCGAAAGAGCAGCGTGAAAGAACGCATCTTCTTCTACACCCTCCTCACCTTCTTCGTAGCCTTCGTTAGCTACGCATCAAACGACATCATCAACTCATTCTCAGGAGTGATACCGTGAAGTTTTTCATGGTCGCACTGGCAGCGCTTGTGCTTGCTGGTTGCGATGAAATCAAAGACTACATTGACGCCTCACCTGCTGACCGTGGTCCTTACGAAGTCAAGCTTCTGTTGGTCCATGATGGCTGCAAGGTCTATCGCTTCCATGATTATGAATACAGGTACTTCGTCCGTTGTGATGGAGCCTCATCGGCAGAGACTAGCTGGTCTGAGACTCATCGTGCAGGCAAGACACCACACACGGAACACTACAGAGTCCCCACTCAGGAGCAGAATTGAAATACATCCTCCACTCATCTTTGGTCCGTGACTTCCACCACGCCTTTGATGTTCGCAAACCTTCAGCGCTCACTGTTGAAGATGTCATCCGTGCCCGCAACAAATTGCAGGGTGAAGAGACCATCGAAACAATCGAAGCGTCCTTTGAACTCCTCCGTGCAAAGTCTCCTGAAGAACTGTTGGCCGCTAAGGCTCATCTCCTCAAGGAACTTGCAGACACCCTCTACGTGACCTTTGGGTACGCTGATTTGCTCAACCTCCCGTTGGATGAAGCGTTCGTAGAGGTCCATCTCAACAACATGTCGAAGCGTCAACCTGACGGTAGTGTTAAGCGTCGTGCTGATGGAAAAATCCTGAAGCCTGATGACTACAAAGAAGTTGACCTTCGTCCACTCATTCTAGGAAGAGCATGACTGCCTCATTCCGTTCGCAGCTACTTACGCGGCGGACCTACTCACGTAAGATCACCGACAAGTCCATCGGCTATCAATTTGAACGACATGAGACTTGGGAAGAGATTTGTTTCAGAGTAGCAGAACACCAACGATGGCTCTGGCAACGTGCTCTAGGGCGCAAGCTAAATCTTGAGGAAGAGAAGGAGCTTGTAGAACTCCACTCTCTAATGGTTGACCGCAAAGTCCTCTGTGCAGGTCGTACCCTTTGGTTAGGTGGTACTGATACCGCGAAGACCAAGGAAGCATCTCAGTTCAACTGCTCCTTCATCAAAATTGAATCGGTCTATGACCTAGTTGATGCCTATTGGCTTCTGCTTCAGGGCTGTGGTGTTGGCTTTGAGCCTATCACTGGTACGCTTAGCGGGTTCTCCAATGAGACTGAGGTCGTCATCATTCGCCGGGACTATAATGTCTCTGAGAAAGGTGAGCCCGCCAACGATTCTGCACTGAAGGGTGATAATACCTACTACCTCACCATTGGTGATAGCTCTAAGGCATGGGCAAAGGCTGCTGGAAAGCTCCTGGCCTTGAAGAAACCTTACAAGCGTATCTGCCTGGACTTCACCAACATCCGCGCCCCTGGTTCCCTCATGTCTCAGTATGGCTGGACATCTGATGGAGACCTTCGCATCGCTCCAGCGTTTGAAGCCATCTGCAAAATCCTAAACGATAGAGCAGGTGAACTCCTCACACGCATGGACATCATGGACATCATGAACCATCTCGGAACTACCCTGTCATCGCGGCGGGCTGCTGAGATTTGCATGATGCCTATTGAAGATGATGAGGCGTTGGACTTCGCTCAGGCTAAGCTCAAGGTCAATGAGCCTGGATACTATCATCGCACACAGAGCAACAACTCACTGGTGTTCTGGCATAAGCCTTCCAAGCTGGAGCTTATGGGCATCTTCCAAACGATGCTGGCAAACGGTGGCAGTGAACCAGGGTTCATCAATGGCGTTGAAGCTAAGCGTCGTGCTCCGTGGTTCAAAGGGGTGAACCCTTGTGCTGAGATTCTTCTTGGCAACAAATCCTTCTGCAATCTCTTTGAGGTTGACCTGAAGAAGTTCATCAGCAATGAGCCCGAACTGTACCGTGCGGCTAGGCTTGCTGGACGTGCCAACTACCGGCAGACGTGCGTCAACCTTAGGGATGGCGTACTCTCTGACCAGTGGCATGAGACCAATGAGTATCTTCGTCTGTGTGGCGTAGGTCTCACCGGCATTGTTGCTTGGCTAGACGGCTGGACCAGGAAGTACACTCTTCCTTATGAAGTCCTCAGCACAGCCCGCATGGTTGGCCGCGAAGGTGCGTTCAGTATGGCTAAGGAACTTGGTCTGCCAGAACCTAAAGCAGTCACCACGGTCAAGCCTAGCGGAACTCTTGGTAAGGTAATGGACACCACTGAAGGTCTCCATCGTCCTATCGCGAAGTACATCTTCAACAATGTCAACTTCGGCAAGCATGATCCACTCATCCCTGTCTTGAAGGAAGCTGGTTATCACATCTTCGACAACGCTTATGACCCCAACACTGTGTTGGTTCGTATCCCTGTTGAACATGAAGGTGTGAAGTTCAGTGAAGTGAATGGTCTGCTTATTGATGATGAGCCGGCTACTGCACAGTTGGAACGCTACAAGCTTCTTATGCAATGGTACGTAGATCACAACGCCTCAATCACCATCAGCTATAAGCCGGAAGAGATTCCTAGCATCGTTGAATGGCTGAGTGAGAATTGGGAGACCTACGTTGGTGTCAGCTTCCTGCTTAGACAGGACGTGACGAAGACCGCTGCTGACCTTGGTTATGCCTACCTGCCTCAGGAGGTCGTGACCGAAGATGTGTGGCGTGAGTATGTCAGAAAGCTTGCCTACGTTGACATCGATGCTGACACTGGAAGTGACATGGTAGCTGGCGACGAATGCGCTGGCGGCGCATGTCCTATTCGATAGACGATGACGTAAGAGAGATCATCAAGAACCCGAACATGCTTGTTCCGTGGTGGTTGCTAGGTGCTTACACCTATGACCGTCTTGATGATCCTCTTATCTCCGATGCCCTGTTCGATGAGATAGCCGTGAGGCTGGACAAAGAATGGGACACCATCAAACACAGACACAAGAAGCTGCTCAATAGAAAGATGCTGAAGTCTGCTCTCGCCCTCAAAGGTGGGAAGTGGCCTCTCTGTGTCAGAGGAGCAGCACACAAACTACTCAATGAGGGAACTGTTATTGTGAAAGCAAACTATCAACTCACCATCCACCACACCGATGGCTCCACCTATGTGAAGGACATGCCTGCTGAAACACTTGAACGTGTGCAGGTCGCAATCGTGAAGCTCACCCTTGAAGGTTACTCGTACATCGAAGGTGATGAGCAGCACTTCGTATCTCCGCACTTCGTCACGAAGGTGGTGCTGAAGGTTACCTCCAAGGCTGTCCCAAAGACAGCTAAGGAGGACAAAGCGAAGGGCACTAATGAGAACACTACCTCCGTTTCCACTGACAGCAAGCGGTCAAGTACCAAGACCAAAACTAAGCAACGTCGTTAAGTTCCCAAGAGGCTCAAGTCTCGATTGTCCAGATCACGTAAAGATGTGCCTGGACTTAGCAACAGGGAAGAAGCCTGAGAGTGTAGTCGTAGTTGGCTATGATGAGAACGGCATAGTCTTTACACTCGCAACTCCAGACCTAACACCAGCAGAAGCGTACATCCTTCTGGATCGCGCGAAGCACATCATCAACTACTCAGACATGATGGATGGTGAGGATGCTGATGACGCGGGCTGAGATGCGACTCCTCAAAAAACTAGAGAAGCTTCTCAAGAAGAAGTTTGAGTTAGACAGTCAGATAGCTCGATTGCAATTCAAGCTTGGGGAGATGGCGGTCAAGGAAGGGAGACCTCCACTCTGGAAGACCATCCTATGACTGATGAAGACGAAAGTGAGTTCATCGCGAAGGGACCGTGCCCAAAGTGCGGCTCCTCCGATGCCAACGCTCTATATGACGATGGTCACACCTATTGCTTCTCATGCGGAACATACGGAAAAGAAGAGGGATATGAAGACGTGGCGAAGAAGACCACGAAGACCAAGACAACCAAAACAACCAAGAAGACCCCTAAGACTTCCAAGCCTGACCTCCTCCCGGCTGGTGATATTGAAGCTTGGAAAGCACGTGGCTTAACAGAAGCAACGTGTAAGAAGTGGGGTATCACTCTCTCAGAGATGTCTGGTAAGCCCGTCCGTGTGTTCGCATACAAGGACGCTGAAGGGCAGACCATTGCTCAGAAGGTGCGTCCATCTAAGAAGGAGGACATGCGCTTCCTTGGAGAAACCAAAGAAGCAGGACTCTACGGTCAGCATCTCTGGCGTAACAAGGGTAAGAAGGTTGTCATCACTGAGGGTGAGATTGATGCTGCATCGGTCTCCCAAACGCAGAACCATAAGTGGCCTGTAGTCTCAATTCCTAATGGAGCACAGGGAGCCCGCAAGGCTCTTCAGAAGTCTCTCGAATGGCTAAATGGCTTCGATGAGGTAATCCTATACTTCGACAATGACGAACCTGGACAGGCTGCTGCCATTGAGTGTGCATCCCTGTTCCGTCCTGGTCAGTGTAAGATTGCCAAGTCTGACCTCAAAGACGCCAACGAAATGCTCAAGGCAGGACGTGGCAGTGAGATCGTTGATGTCATCTTCGGTGCCAAGGAATACAGACCTGACGGTATTGTTATAGGGTCTGACCTTTGGGATGCAATGAATGAAGAGCTTAGTCTGTCTCCCTACACGTATCCGTGGCAGGGACTTCAGGAGAAGACTCTCGGACCTCAGTACGGTCAGGTAATCACCCTCACAGCAGGCTCGGGAATTGGTAAGTCATCCATCGTTCGCGAACTGGCATACCACTTCAAGACCGTCTGCAATGAGAAGATAGGCATGATGATGTTTGAGGAGACCGTGAAGCGGACTTCTCTTGGCCTTATTGGCACACACATGTCCAAAAACCTGACACTTGTCACCAATCCAGGCAAGGTTGAAGGCTTCAAGAAAGCGTTCGATTACGTCATGGGTGATGGTCGTATCGCTCTCTACGATCACTTCGGCTCAACCTCCATAGACAACGTGCTGGACCGTATCAGGTACATGGCGAAGTCCTTGGAGTGTCGCATCATCTTCGTGGACCACCTTTCAATTCTCATCTCGGGAATTGGTGAGGGTGATGAACGTCGCTTGATCGACAACGCTATGACCAAGCTCAAAACCCTAGCGATGGAGTGCAACATCTGCCTCTTCCTAGTGTCTCACCTAAAGAGACCTGAAGGTAAGGCCCATGAGAATGGCGCTGAGACTTCGCTTGGTCAGCTTCGTGGTTCTGCTGCAATCGCTCAGTTGTCGGACATTGTTCTTGGCATCGAACGTAACCAGCAAGACGAGAAGCTGAAGAACTTCACACGTATCAGGGTTCTGAAGAACCGCTTCACAGGAGAAACAGGTGTAGCTGGATGGCTCAAGTATGAGAAAGATTCTGGACGCCTCACTGAACTTCTTGAAGACCCTTTCAGTGAGGACTTCATTGATGAAGAAACAGACGAAGACGAAGGGGACGGAGCCAACTCTTCCCCCTACTAAGTTCCTACCTAATGGCTGGGCTGAGTCAATCATCCAGACGTATGACACCAACTCAACGCTGCTGAAGGGAACGCGGACTTCTACCAAGGATGAGGTCTGGATTCTAAAGAACCAGTACGGGCAACGTGTAGCTCTAACCACACAGCTTATTCAGACACTAGCTGAAATGTACGTCGAAGAGCTTCAGGATGACATCGATGAGATGGAACGTCAGAAGCAGACCTATGGTGGCCTCACGTAATGAAGCAGTACGCATTCGACTTAGAGTCGGATGGCTTGCTTCCTGAACTCACGAAAATCCACTCCCTTGTTCTCAAAGACCTGACCACAGGGGAACGTATCTCCTGCACAGGCAAGAGGGTCAAAGGTTATCAGACCCTAGAGTTTGGCCTGAAGAAGTTAGCTGATGCTGACCTCATCGTCGGTCATAACATCATCACCTTTGACTTACCTGCAATCCGAAAGCTTTATCCGAAGTGGAAGACCAAGGCGAACACACGGGATACAATCCTGTTGTCTCGTCTCATATGGTCTGACCTCCTTGATAGAGACTTTCGGAATGCAAAGGGTAGGAACAAGAAGTTTCCCCTTCACATGGCAGGTCGCCACAAGCTTGAGGCTTGGGGTCACCGCTTGGGAAACTACAAGGGAGACTTCAAAGGTCCGTGGGATACATGGACCAAGGAGATGCAGGACTATTGTGAGCAGGACGTAGAAGTCACCGCTCAACTATGGAACCTAGAAAAATCTAAAGCCCTGCCTGACGATGCTCTCGATATGGAGCACGGCGTTGCTTCCATCGTCTTTAGGCAGGAACAGTACGGCTTCAAGTTCGATGAGATAGCTGCTGGCAAGCTCTACGCTAAGCTTCTAAAGCGACGCGATGAGATCAATGCTGAGCTTCAGGAGGTCTTCCCTCCTCTCACCATTCGCACACCGTTTCTCCCTAAGGCCAACAATAAGAAGTACGGCTACGTCAAGGGTGAGTGGTGTGAGAAGGTCCGTGAGGTTGAGTTTAATCCAGGCTCACGAGACCACATTGCACAACGTCTTCAGAAGCTAGGCTGGAAGCCAAAAGCCTTTGGCAAAGATGGCAAGCCAACAGTTGACGAAGATGTCCTAACTCCACTCAAGACCAAGTACCCTGAGGTTACGCTCCTACTCGAATACCTAATGATCGATAAGCGCATCGGTCAGTTGGCTGAGGGTAAGGAAGCCTGCCTCAAGAAGCTTGGAACTGATGGGGCTATCCACGGTCGTGTAGACTCCGTTGGTGCTGTTACGCGGCGAATGACGCATAGCAAGCCCAATGTAGCTCAGACCCCTGCCATTGATATTCCATATGGCAAAGAGTTCAGGTCTCTCTACGTCTCTCGAAAGGGGAAGAAGTTAGTCGGCTGTGATGCTGACGCCTTAGAGCTTCGCTGCCTTGCAGGCTACATGGCGAAGTTCGATGGTGGCGATTACATCCGAACAGTTCTTGAGGGAAACAAAGACCTAGGAACTGACATGCACACGATGAACGCCAAGACCCTTGGCTGTAGTCGTGACGTGGCTAAGACCTGGTTCTACGCTTTCATCTACGGCAGTGGTGACAAGAACCTTGGAGCAATCCTAGGGGCACGTCCTTCTGAGCAACGTGATGTTGGCGCTAAGTCTCGCGCTAAGTTCCTGAAGGCTCTTCCCGCACTTGAGAAGATCGTCAATGCGGTGAAGGCAGGTGTGCGTAAGAGAGGCGTCATCGAGTCTATCGATGGCATCCCTCTTCACAGCCGTTCTGAACATGCTGCCCTGAATACGCTGCTGCAATCCGCAGGGGCAATCTTCATGAAGCGTGCTCAGTTGATCCTGGATACCCAACTTCAAGAACGTGGCTGGATACCGGGGGTTAATTATGAGTTCGTGGGAACCATCCACGATGAATGGCAAATCGAAGTCGATGAGGAAATAGCTGATGAAGTCGGAAGACTCGCATCAAGAGCAATCGCCCTTGCTGGAGAGTACTACAAGTTCAAGTGCCCCCTCGCAGGGAACTACGTCATCGGAAACGATTGGTGCGAAACGCATTGATTGCAAATGCTCTCAGGAAGACGTTCACAACTACGGACCTTGCTCCGAGAGTTGTCGTTCACTCCTTCCATATGACGAAGAACAACTCAGCTTCGACGCCAATTGGGCAAAGGCTCTGAGGAATAAGTATGGCATCGCAGAGCCCGTCCAATAGCGGTCCTGTGCCTGTAAAGCTGACACTCGTCATTAGTCCCGACAAGTCACTTAATGTGGATACGTTGGCACGTGACGAGTGTCACGCAAGGGCAATCATCGCAGCAGCGCACGAAAAGGCTGAACGTCTTAAGGAACTTGAATGGCAAAGAAACCAAAGGTGAGCAAAGCCTCACCAACGCTGAAGAAAAAGAAGACTGCGAAGAAGGCAGTTCAAAGCAAGAAGAAGTACCGTGCTCTACTCGTAGACGCTGACCAGTTCATCTATCAGGTGGCAGCAGCGTGTGAGCGCGAAATTGATTGGGGAGATGGTATCTGGACTCTCCACTCTGATGCCAACGAAGGTGTCAACTCACTGGTGAAGTCTATCGCAAACCTGAAAGCAGAACTTCAGGCAGACGGTATGATTATGTGCCTGTCATCTCCTGTGAACTTCAGGAAGAAGCTGGACGACACCTATAAGGCTAACCGCAAGGACACACGCAAGCCTCTCATCTATTGGGCACTGCATAAGTACGTGGTCGATAACTACGAGACCGCAACCATGCACGGTCTTGAGGCTGATGACGTTATGGCCATCCTAGCTACCAAGCCTGAGGCTGACCAAGAACGTGTGATCGTATCAGCAGATAAGGACATGCAATGTGTCCCTGCCAAGCTCTACCGCAACGGTCGTGTGGAAGAGATCAATGCTGATGAAGCTCACTACTATCACATGTACCAGACCCTAGTAGGTGACCGTGCAGACAACTATCCGGGATGCCCTAAGGTCGGTGATGTGGGAGCTAAGAAGATTCTCGATTGTTCAACTGAGGAGATGTGGCCACGAGTAGTTGAAGCATTCGTCAAAGCTGGTCTCACGAAGAAGGATGCACTCCTTCAGGCTCGGCTGGCACGGATACTTCAACACGGTGACTACAATGAGAAAACGAAAAAGGTGAAACTTTGGGGCAAATGAAAACGTGTACGTTCTGTGGTTGGTCGTTAGAGAAGCCATGCAGTAGCCATATGGACATTGTGTCCAAAGAGGATGCTCAAAGATGCGCCAACATGGGTACTGATGGAGGTATCTCTAAAGAGGATGCAGCTAATCGTGTCACGTGTGCGTATACCTACGGTTCTTCGTGCTGCATTCATGGCTATCTAGCTGACTGCCCTGACTGCGGTGATCCTCCCGCTGTGGAAGCTGTTCTTAACATCCCTAGCGAGGGTCTTACCGCAACTCTTGAAGCTCGGGGTCAACGCTACGGTCAGTTTAATGAGAACGCACTTGTCGCTCAAGAACTGAAGGATGTCATGCGTGCATCCCGTAAGTGGGATGAGCTTATGCCCTACCAGAAGGAAGCGTTGGACATCATCGCAAGCAAAATCTCTCGCTTGCTCAGTGGTGATCCTAACTATCCTGACAACTGGCATGACATCCAAGGCTTCGCCAAGTTGGTGGAAGACTATCTGCCTAAGCAGGATGGTTCTTATCCAGATTGGTGACAACTGTCATCATCATTACCCCTTAGTTATGGAAGACATCAAAATTGAAGAAGGCAAATAAGCCCGCAATTGACGCTGCTCTTCTTGAGTATCTGGACCGCGTGTTCCCTGACAAATGTCCTTCGCTTACCGACAACGATAGGCGCATCTGGGCAGACGTTGGGGCACGCGAAGTAGTCCTGCATCTCAAGTCTCTCCATCAGCAGCAAATCAAGGATGCACTTGAGGCTGTTGCAAAGAAGTAATCGGAGACATCTCTGAATGTGCCTAGGAGCACCTAAAGTCCAGGCATCGAAACCTCCGGCGGCACCTGCACCTGCACCATCTGAAACGGCACCCACTACGTTGAAGTTCAACGAAGCGTCCGCCAACGCAGACAATGCAGAGAACGCAGTTGCATCGAAGCGTCGTGGCCGAAAGGCTCTTCGTATCGATCGGAGTTCATCGTCGTCTATGGGGTCAACTTCCGGCCTCAACATCCCAAGCTAACACATTCTCCTAAGGAGACCTTTGAGTACCACTCAAGGTGTGGCTATGGCCCGGTATGAGGAATTGGTATCCGAAAGGACACCCTTCCTCAACCGTGGTCGTGAAGCCGCAACGCTTACAGTTCCGCACCTTCTGCCCCCAGATGGTCACACGGGAGCAATGGCGCTGCCTACACCGTATCAATCAATGGGGGCACGTGGCGTCAGAAACCTCGCAAGCAAACTCTTACTAACTCAGTTCCCTCCCAACATCCCCTTCTTCAAGTATGATCCTGATGAATACACAATGCAGGGCATCGCTAAGAAGGCTGGTGCTGAAGGCCGTGGTGAGATTGAGAAGGCTCTCTCTGTAAGGGAGCGAAGTGTCTGCAAGGAATCCGACAAACTTCAATTCAGACCAGCAGCCTTTGAGGCATTCAGACAACTTCTTGTCGCTGGCAACGCACTACTGCACACACCTGACAACGGTATAGCTCAGATATTCCGTCTTGACCGCTACGTTGTCAAAAGAGATTGGGGCGGCAAGGTTCTTGAGATTATTCTCAAACAGACCTTCTCACCGTCATCGCTTCCCAAAGAAGCACAAACACTAATTCAAGGTAAGGACGGCAGTCCGACTACGAAGACCGTAGACATCTACACCTACATCAAGTGGGATGGAAAGAAGCACTACGATGTCTTCCAAGAAGTCGAAGGCAACGTCCTTGAATCATCCAGAGGTCGCTACAAAGAAGACCGCTGCCCCTGGCTTGCATTGCGTCTCTCAAAGATTGACGGCGAAGACTACGGACGCGGCTACGTCGAAGAGTGCCTAGGAGACCTCATCTCCCTTGAAGGTCTCTCGCAGACGATGGTCGAAGGCTCTGCTGCCGCTGCTAAGATTGTCATTCTGGTCAACCCTAATGGTGTGACTAGAGAAGACTCAATCGCACAAGCAGAGAATGGCGATGTAGTCACCGGCCGTGAGGAGGACGTGAAGGTTCTCCAGGCTGAGAAGCGGGCTGACTTCCAGGTTGTTGAAAGTCAGATTGAGAAGTTGGAACAGCGCTTAGCGTACATGTTCCTCCTCAACGCATCCGTCCAGCGCAATGGCGAACGAGTTACAGCCGAAGAAATTCGGTACATGGCACAGGACTTAGAAGATGCTCTAGGTGGCATGTATACGGTCCTTGCTCAAGAGTTCCAGCTTCCACTTGTTACGTTGTTCTCTGCTCGAATGGAGAAGCGTAAGGGTGTTCCGAAGCTTCCAGAAGACCTCAACAATCCCACCATCACCACCGGCGTTGATGCCCTTGGTCGTGGTCAAGACCTCAAGAACCTGGATAACTTCCTTATTGGCCTCGGTGAGAACTTTGGCCCTGATGTTATCGGGCGTTACGTCAACTTCAGTGAAGCAATCAAGCGTCGTGCTGCTGCTCTCGGAATTGACACTGAAGGTCTTATCCGAACGGACGATGAGGTCAAAGCAAACGAAGAGCAGGCACAGCTTAGTGACCTTGCACAGAACCTTGGCCCTGACGCTATCAAAGCTATGGCCTCGTATGGCGGTAACCAACTTCAGGCAGACGCCAAGGTGAAGACCGCTCAAATGACCAAGAGGAAGTAAACTCTCTAAATGACTATCACATCTCAGGCTCCTGCATCTGACGGACTCAGCAACGGATTTACTCCTGCCCCTGATCCGAACAGCCTAGCTGCTGCTCAGCAGAAGGTTGGAATGCAGGCACCTGGAACAGTACCTAATAACGAACGTCCAGCGTGGCTTCCGGAAAACTTCAACACACCGGAAGACTTTGCGAAGTCCTACAAAGACCTCCAAGCAGAACACACTCGTAAGTCACAGGAACTCTCCACACTCAAGAAGGGTGAAGGGGAGAAGAAGGAAGGCGACGGCTCTGATGATAAAGCTGCTAAGGCTCTCACTGATGCTGGCATTCCTGAAGCTGACATGCAGAACTGGTCTAAATCATTCTGGGAAACTGGAGAAGTTCCCCAAGAGGCATATGACAAGCTTGCTGCTGTAGGCATCTCGAAAGAGATCATTGATGACTACGCTGCTTCGCGCTCTCATTACGTGGACTCTCAGCGTACCACTGTGCTTAACGCAGGTGGTGGAGAAGAGAATGTCAACGCTATGTTTGCTTGGGCAGAGAAGAACCTCCCGGATAACCAGAAGGAAGTTTACAACAACGCCTTCTCTGGTTCTGACTTGAACGCTGCCATCCTTGCGATGGAGGGTCTCAAGGCGAAGTATGAGGCTTCTGAAGGGCGCAACCCTTCGCTCATCAATGGTGGCAACACTGGCGTCAATGCTGGTGGTGCTTACACGAGTACCGCTCAGCTTATTGCTGACATGAATGATCCGCGCTACAAAATGGACACTGCATTCAGGGCTCAGGTTGAAGCGAAGCTGGCACGTTCAAACATCCTCTAAGTCTCTACCTATGGCAGGGGCAGTCTTAATCGGCTGCCTCTGTCATTTTCTATTCGGTCACGTAGTTCAAGCGGTGAGAACACTGATGAGGAGATGGGAGTTCGAGGCTCCCCGTGACCTTCTCTTTTCTAACTGGAGTAATATGAAAACCGCGAAGCCCGGTCTCGACAACATCGAAGCGTTTGAAGGCTGGCACAAGAAACTCCCTGATGGCCGCTACACTGCATATCTCGATACGCTTCCACGCGAAGAGTTGTGGAGTCCCGGCTATCGTGGTCTTTGGACCATCGGCCCTGGCATAACAGGACCAGACATCACTGAAGGCACCACCATGACGAAGGAGCAACTTTACAAGAAGTTCCGCTCCATGTTGGCTGCTCATGAAGCTGCTCTCAATGCAAAGATGAAGCAGTACGGTGTTGTCCTAGATCAGAACCAATATGACGCTTGCATTAGTGCAAGTTGGAACCTCGGACATGAGAGTTCCCTGTTCACACAGGTCTTCACGCATCTAAAAGCTGGCGACGAAGATGGCGCTGCTAATGCGTTCCTCAGGTATGACCATGCAGGTGGCGTGAAGGTCTCTGGACTTACTCGGCGCCGCAAGGCTGAACGTGTTCTCTTCCTGAAGCACACCACTAAGACCCTCTACAAAGCATCACCGCGTCTCGCGTGGATGTACCTCATCCGTAGGTTCATCGCTTCGCTTGGCATTGGTGCTTATCTCTCTTGGGATAACCTTGCTCAGGTCAAAGCATTCTGCTCAGACCACGCTGGCGTTCTCCTGCTTGCTGCTGCTGCTACCGTCTACGTTGGCATCAAGGCACTCGAATACTTCTCCGTACAGGATCACTTCAAGGGTCTCTGGACACCTGCTGGTGATGTCGCCTCAACAGGAGAAAAGCATTGAGCCTAATCCTTTCATTACTCCCCTGGTTAAGCGGAATGTCGCTTGCAGCTATTGCTGCTCTCTACCTCTTCTTTCCGACAATCCTCAAAGGCTTCGTTGAATTAGCGGTGTCCTTTGGAAGCCCTCTTGCAAAGTGGCTAGGGGAAAAACTCACTATCTTCCTAGACGTGCTCTTAGAGGGCGCAAAGGACATGCTTGATAACTGGAAGAGCATGGTCTTCGTGGCAACCGTTGCGGCTGTAGCCGGATGGTCGTTTCATACGTCAACTGAGAAGTGTTTCGATAAGGTCCGTAAGGATTGGACACTCTCACCTAGAAATTCTGTGACGAAGGTTGTGAAAGAGGAAGACCCTCTCACGATATTCTTCAAGCAGTTCGGCCTCCGGTAGTACCGGAATGACCACAGGGCAAACTAACTAGGGGTTACAGTAGGTAGCAGCCTCCAGGCCCCTCTAAGCTATTAATCGGCTTAGCTGGTAACTGCTCATCCCTGTGGTCATCGCTATCCGCTAAGACTGTAGGCAGGCTCATCGCTGCATCTCAAGGTCGCTCCTTGGGCGACGAGTGAAATCGTGACAGGCGGGGAGAGACCCGCACAATCCAAACACAAGAGGGAATGATGAAATACGTGTGCATGGCAATGACGCTAATCGGTTTTGTCTGCATCAACGCTGGTTTTCTTTATGCAGCGTTTAATAGCCTATTGCCCATAGAGGCGAAGTTTATTGTTGTCGGTCTACAAGCACTAGGCAACTCACTCTTCGCTGCGGCGTTCGCAGACTAACGAAATCCCTGCACAGTCCGTTCGCGGATGAACAAGCAGGTGTAACCTGAAGTCCACCTACAAGAGGTACTAATGAAGATTGGGTTCTTGAACCTGCTCACTTTGATCTTTGTCGTCATGAAGCTGGCGGCAGTCGGCGTTGTTGCAACGTGGTCTTGGTGGTTGGTGTTCCTGCCTACGATTATAGCGGTAAGCATCGCTATCTTTATTCTGCTCTTTGTCTGCATCGCAGCAGCCTTAGCGGCGGACTAACAGGTCGCCCTTGGTGAAATACCCAAGGGTCCCCTATTCGGTTCTTGCTTCAAAGACGTTCCCTGAAATGCGCTGCCCCTCAATAGGAGGGCGCAAAGGCTGCTGCAAAGCAGCTCTGGGAACCACGGAACGTAATGCAAGAACCGTGACCCTAGCTCCAAGTGAGTTAGGACAATCCGTGTTCTTCGACGGTCTGAGGTCACAAACCTCACTCCACGGAGACACATCACTACAATGGCTAACGCCGTTCCTTCACGCCTTGGTGCGATTAATGGTGCAACTGGCACCTACGCACAAGATAACGCCCTCTTCCTCAAAGTGTTCTCTGGCGAAGTCCTCGCGGCTTACGCTCAGAAGACCGTGACTGCCGACAAGCATATGGTTCGCACCATTAGCTCCGGTAAGTCAGCGCAGTTCCCGCGTCTTGGTCGCACTTCGGCGCACTACCACGTGCCCGGTGCTGAGATTGTTGGTGACGTTATCAAGGCTGCTGAGAAGATCATCACGATCAATGACCTTCTCATCTCTGATAAGTTCATCGCTAACATCGATGAAGCTAAGAACCACTATGACGTTCGTTCGGTCTATTCGAGCGAAATGGGTATTGCGCTTGCCAACCAGATGGACAAGCACGTACTTCAGACGTTCATTCAGGCTGCACTGGTCTCAACTCCAGACGTGGCTGGTGAAGCTGACATGGTGGGTACGGTCATTGACAACTCGGACCTTGGCGGCACTGCCGACATGTCCACGAGTGCAGATGACTTGATCGCTGCTATCTTTGAAGCCGCTAAGGCGCTCGATGAGAAGAACGTCCCTGAAGAGGGTCGTTACTGCTACGTCAAGCCTGACTCGTATTACCGTCTTGCGAATAGCTCGAAGGTAATCAATGCCGACTTCGGCAATGCCGGAAACGGTTCAACGGCTTCTGGTAGAGTGTTCCGCGTTGCGGGCATTCCTATCGTAAAAACTAATAACCTCCCGACCGGGAACGTCGCTGCTGGTAGTGGCGTTGAAGCTGGTTCGGAAGACCGTCAGTCTGTTGACGCCCGTAACACGGTTGCCGTTGTTGCTCATCCGAGCGCAGTTGGCACAGTCAAGCTGATGGACCTTGCTACTGAGATGGAATACGACATCCGCCGTCAGGGAACCCTGATGGTCGCTAAGTACGCCGTAGGTCATGGTGTTCTCCGTCCTGAAGCATCCGTGCTTCTGCGAACGGCTACGCCTACCTAATTAGGTGACAACTGTCACTTGATGACAGCAGCAAGTAACTCAAAGGGAGATGCCTGAAAAGGTGTCTCCCTATTTTTTCGTCTCTCTCAAGAACAATAAGAAAGGGGAACGCGGTGGCAACGCCCGTAACACCCACAACTGAACTAGAAGCAGTCAACGCTATGTTGGCCGCCATCAGTGAGAGTCCTGTCTCTACACTTGATGACGATACGGTTGTTGACGCCGCAATGGCTAGAGACACCCTTCGCAATGAGTTGCGAGGTCTCCAAGCACAGGGCTGGCAGTGGAACTCTGATTACGAGTATGTCCTCTCCCCCAACGTCGATAACGAAATTGAAATTCCAGCTACCGCTGCCTTTGTTGATCCGTCCTTATCTGAGGGCAAGGATTACATCTGGCGCGGAACTCGGCTCTATGACCGGGAAAACAAGACCTACAAAATCACCAAGAGTGTGAAGGTGGACATCGTGTGGCTGCTCTCCTTTGAGGAGATGCCAGAGCCCTTCCGCCGCTTCTGCTACATCAAAGCTACTCGCAAGTTCGTGGATGAGCAGATGGGTGACCAAGCTCTTCACACGTTCACCGATGAAGACCTCCAGCAAGCTGCCCAAGCTTTCCGTCGAATGGAAAACAAGACGGGCAACTTCAACATCCTTCGTGACAGCTACTCCACCGCACGCATCCTCAACAGGCGGCAGGCATGGCGAGGGTAAGCGGGCAAGTCCCCAACCTCGTCAACGGTGTTTCCCAACAGCCTCCAGCACTCAGACTAGCCACTCAGGCAGACAAGCAGGTCAACTGCTACTCTACTGTTGTGAAGGGTCTGACTAATCGCCCTCCGATAGAACACATCGCTAGGATCGCTGATGCTATTGATGAGAATGCTTTTGTACACATCATCAACAGAGACACTGACGAGCGATATACAGCAGTTGCCACGTCCACAGACTTGAAGGTCTATGACTTCGCTGGCAATGAGAAGACAGTCACATTCCCGAATGGCAAAGGCTACCTAAGCACAAGCTCTCCGGTTGAACGCTTGGCTGCTCTCACGGTTGCTGACTACACGTTCTTCATCAATAAGGACAAGCTAGTTGGTAAGCTTCCTGACCTCTCACCCAACTACGGCTCACAGGGTCTAGTTGTCGTCCGTGCAGGCAACTACGGCAGAACCTATCGCATCTTCATAAATGGTGTCCTCTACGTAAGCCTGAAGACACCTGATGGTAGTGCCGCGGCACACACATCAGACATCGACACCACCACTATGGCGGACATCATGGTCAAGGTGCTCACTGGAGCAGCCTACACCGCTGGTGCAAGCGCAGTCAGCGGAACAGCCTTAGGTGCTGGATGGACGGTCGATAGAAACAACTCAACCATCTACATCAAGAAGAATGATGGAACTGCTTTCACAATGAAGGTGGAAGATGGTCAGAACGGCAACGCTATGTACGTTGTCAAAGACACTACCGCTCAGTTTGAAGACCTCCCGCTGTTTGGCTACCAGAACTTCCACGTCAAGATTCAGGGTAGGTCTGCGGACGGTGCTGGTGACTACTATGCGCTGTGCATGAGTAACCAACAGAACGTCTGGAAGGAGTCTGTAGCTGAAGGAGTCCAGATTGGTCTTGATCCTCTCACGATGCCCTTCGCGCTTGTACGAAACGCAGACGGCACGTTCACCTTCAAAGCAAACACTTGGAATACTCGTTTAGTAGGTGATGATGATAGCAACCCCTACGCATCGTTCGTAGGTCGCTCGATCAATGACATCTACTTCCACAAGAACCGCTTAGGGTTCCTTGCAGACGAAAACTGCATCATGTCGTGTGGAGGTGACTACTTCAAGTTCTGGCGGACTACCGTCCTAAGCCTGCTTGATGATGACCCTATCGACATCGCAGCATCGCATGACAAGGTGTCAATCCTACGGAGTGCTATTCCGTACCAGGAGAACCTTCTCCTCTTCTCAGATCAGACGCAGTTCCGTCTTGAAGGTGGTGACATCCTCACGCCTCAGACTGCATCTCTTCCCGCAACCACAGAGTTCCAATCATCCACGAAGGCTAAGCCTGTCGGTGCTGGTACGTCTGTCTTCTTCGCTGTTGAGAAGAATAGCTACTCAGCCCTCCAGGAATACTTCGTAGACAGTGACACCAGGACGAATGACGCACGTGATGTGACCGCTCACGTTCCTGAGTATGTCCCTGCTGGCATCTTTAAGATGGCCGCAACGTCTAACGAGAGTGTCCTAGTTTGCTTGTCGTCTAAGGACCAAGACAGTCTCTATATCTACAAGTACCTCTATGATGACGCTGGTAATTCCAAGCTTCAATCATCGTGGTCACGTTGGGACTTCCCGAACTTAGACCGCATTCACTCCTTCGAGTTCATCCAATCGGACCTCTACTTGGTGGTCTCCAGGCCATCAGGTGTCTTCCTTGAGAAGCTGACGTTTGAGCAGGGTGTGATTGGTGATGACAACCTTGGCTTCAGAGTCCACCTGGACCAGAAGATTAGGTCTGACAATCCTCATGTGACCGTTTCATATGACCCTGTAACAGAGCAGACCACGTACACCTTCCCGTTCAACTGGAAGTCTCTGCCCAAGGCAGTGGTCTCCATCCCTGTGAACTTTGAACCAGGGTATGACGTGGACGTAGTTACAGCAGACCCTTCAAACTACAACAGCAACAAAGTCGTCCTCCAAGGCAACTACACCAGCGAAGGAATGATCTTCGGTACTCCATACTTGTGTGAGTACGATCTATCCACCTTCCAGATTAGACAGGAAGCTGTTGGTGGTGGCATCTCAGTTGTTGCTGAGGGTCGCTTACAAATTCAACGTGTGACCTTCCAGTATGCCAACACGGGATACTTTGAGGTCTTCGTAAAGCCAACTGGTAGGATGCCCTGGATTTATAATCCTAAGTCCTACATGTACGGCTTCAATGGCCGGAACCTTGGTGAGGAAGAGAATCTTATCTCTGCTCCCGCCATCGATACTGGCGAATATCAAATACCTATATTCTCTCGCAATGACCGCGTGACCATCCAGATTAGGTCTGACAGTTATCTCCCGTTCTGCATCCTTTCAGCAGAGTGGGTAGGCATCCACGTGATGAAGTCCAGGAGGACCTAATCACATGGCGTATGTCAGGCCGGTAAGGCCAAGCGATATACCGGACATAGTTCCGAGATTGCGAGAAGCTGACATACAGGAATGGGAAGCGTTCGCAGGGGTTCACCCTCGGATGCTTCTCCCCTGTTTGGCGTATGATCCGAACACCTACACTCTGGTTGCAGGGAATGGTGTTCTTGTGGGTCTCTACGGTGTGTCCCCTGTCGAAGGGACAAACACACAGGTGGGGGCAATATGGATGATAGCGACGCGTGAAATCGAAGACCACCAAATAGCATTCTTGAGGATGAGCAGAGAAGCAATCCGTGAAGCCAACGAGAAATATCCTATCCTATGGAACCACGTTGACGCTCGAAACGCTCTCCACATCAAGTGGCTAAAATGGAATGGCTTCAAGTTCATCTCCCGCAAAGAGAGATGGGGCGCACAATCGCTACCCTTCTATGAAATCATAAGGATCAAATCGCAATGTGCGTAGCAGCACTGCCGCTACTCGGGTTCGCCTTTTCTGCCGCGTCTGCGGTCGTTGGCTATATGGGTGAACAGCAGCAGTATAAAGCGGCGATGGCACAGAAGGTTGAGAATGACAAAGCTGCGGCTGATGCGGCCCGTAACCGCTATGAGTCGATAAGCAAGTCTCTTACCTCTGAGCAGAAGAAAGCTTCTGGCGATGAGATGGATGCCAAGCTCGATGCTTTACGGGCTCGATCAAAGGCACGAGTCTCTGCTGGTGAAGCTGGCGTATCCGGTCTGTCTGTTGACGCTCTCTTGAGTGACTTCAGCACACAGGAAGAACGCTACCTTGGTCGTGTAGACCAGAACTACCAGACTACAAGAGACGCATACCAGGATGAACGTATCGGTGCCTTCGACACTGCACGTGCTCGTATCAACTCTGTTGGTACACCGACGAAGCCAAACTTCTTAGGTGCAGCCCTCAGGATTGGTGCAGCAGGTGTCAATGCGAGAACCGAAGACCTGAGAATCAAATCAGGGTTCAGCCCGTTCATGACAGTCTAAATAACGAAGGAACCAAATGGCACGTAACAATCCACGTGTTCAAGTTGAAGATCCGCTGAGGCGGCTTCCTGAACGCAAAGTCCAGCCACTTGCGCCGGACGTTTTTGTTGGTGCCCCTAGGGTCGAAGGAGCGGGGAGACCGTTGGCAGATATTGCTGACGCTCTCTCCAGCTTCTCTGGAAACCTTGGTGGCCTTGCAAGAGTACAAGCAGCAGCGGACAAAGATAGGGCTGACGCCGCTGCTCATGAGTTCAATCTACTTCCCTATGACCAGCGTGTTAAAGCGTTGGCGGATGGTGTAGGGCCTGGAGGTAAACCCCTTCCAGATCATCCTATAGTCTCCAAGACTCTTGGTAATGACACAGCAGATCGCACCGCCAGACGCATTACTGAGCAGATTGACAAGGGTGAGTTCGATTACCTTGGGGACAAGCCTGTAGATCAGTACATCTGGGAACAGTCCAATGCTGACTTGGAAGCCCTAGGTGACGACAAGTTTAAACGTGCAGGCTACGCCCAAGCACTCAAACCCTACATTGATGAACAGGTAAAGAAACAGGCTGAGGTCCGTGAAGCTGACCGTGTGAATAGAGGCAAGGATGCGTTCTTTAGTTCTCTAGGCATGACGCTCAATCAGACCAAAGCTGAAGGCATCAATGACGCTGATGGAAAGTATGCGGCTATTCAGAAGACGCGGAAAGCTCTTCAGGATGGTCCTCTCCATCTAAACATCCCCAAGCAAGAGTTCGACAACCAGATGATTGCGTTCGCCGATAAGATCGCGGATGACGATGACCCTGAAGTTGCGAAGCTTGCTGTAAAGATTCTCTCAGACCCTCGTGGTGGTATTGGACCTATAGGCTTCAAGCAGGAGAACCTGAACAAGTCTATTGAGATAACCAAGCGGGCGGCTGCTTCTATCAACAAAGCAGAGACCAGGATTGTCACTGACAAGCTCTCAGATGCAGCACTCACTGCCGGTCTTGGTGGTGCCAACCTGAATGACCTCAATCCAGATCAATTCCTGACGCCTAAGGATACCCACTCTGATGGCACTCCCATGAAGATCACTAAGGAGGACTTGCAGAAAGCAGTCTTCGATAAGTGGCGCATGAGGAGTTCTGAACAGGCTGCACGTCTCAAAGAGACACCTGAGCAGACCATCAAGCGTGAGGTCTCCGAGCTATCCAGCATGGGCCTTACTAATCCCGTGTGGAAGGATACCTTCAAGTCCTTCGCTTCAGGTCTAGGCGATGGTGCCCTGCAAGACCCTCAGAAGATGCAAGCTGCTCAGGGTGTCTTGACACTCTATGACAACTTGCGAGGTCAGAAGCCGTTCTTCCTTGAGCGTCACCTAGACAAGGACTCAGCGAAACTGCTGGACCTCTATTGGGTAGCACGCAATCGCCTCTCAGACCCCAACAATCCTATGCCTCAGGACCAAGCTCTACAGTTGGCAATCAAGGCTGTAGACCCTGCATCTCAGGAGGAGTACGCCCCTGCAATCGACTTCGTGAAGAAGAAGATTGAAAAGGAGTATGACAACGGTAGTCAGTATGCTGCCATCCTCAAAGAGACAGCTATGGGTTACGCTAGGCTTGGGAAGGTCTCAGGCCAACAGGCTATCGACTTGGCTACTGAGCGCCTGAAAGCTAAGGGTGCCAACGTCAACGGCAACTACGTCCCTATCCCGCTCGATGCCAACGGCAACCAGCTTCCTGTGCTGGAAGACTTTGCTGATGTAGCTGAGAAGACTGTAGACAATTGGGTAGAGAACCATCTCCCCCCTGAAGCTAAGGCATCAGACTACACTCTCCGTGGTTACCCCAACGGAACCTATGAGATTGTCAATAAGCGAACTGGTATCACTCCTATTGGTATCAACCTTGGTAGTGGCGGCACTGCTGTGCCTCAACTGACCCTAAAGGACTTCATCGATACCAAGAACAGGGAAGACGCTAAGAAGCTCAGCAGTGATGTCCACGAGTCAAACATCAACGCCGTTATCAGGTCCAATGACTACAACAAAGCAATGGACATGATTGGTGGTGGATCTACCAAGCCTGCCACTGAAGGCCGTGGACCTAAGGGTTCCCGCGTCAATGGTGGTGGTGTGGAGATAATGCCCTTCCTCAACATGCTCACACGCAAGGCGTTCTGGATGAGTGGTGGTCATAACCCCAAAGACCTCCTAGGTAATCCTGGTGGTGGACCTTTGGGAAAAAGTAGTAAGGACTCTGGAGGAGAGGGAAAGGCCCCTTTTCTTCTAGTTCCAAGACTAAGTTCAACACAGTAGAAAGTACCTTTTTGTCTGCCCTTGCAGGTGCAGAAAAAGCTGGGGTTGGGGGTAAGGCTGTAAAGATATTCAATGATTTTATACAGCGTGGAAGAACAGACCCAATCACTGAAAAGGACTTTTCTAACAGCGAACTAAACTCATTCAGGAAACTGATAGAGACAAAGATAGAGAAGACAGGCAAAAACGCCGGAGCTATCCACTATAAAGACTACGATAATCAAGCCATAGATCAGAATATCATTGGGCAATTCACGTTCAAGAAGAACTCAGATGGCTCAATTGATATAAAAGATACCTATGACTTCAACCCAAAAGCGCTGACAACCCCAGGTAATAACAATGAGCTTGTTCAAATGTTATCAGCATTTGTTGCGCCTCAAAGGCTTGGACAGGTAATCGGCGCCAAAGTCTTACCGGACGGAAAGGGTATTCCTGTTCATATACGAATACCAAATCATCGTTCGGAACCTAAGAAGTAATCACTACACATTGAAACATAAGTTGGGCCTCACTGCTGCGGTAGTGGGGCCTTTCTTTTTGGAGAACCAATGGACGATAAACCGTTGTTCAGCACTACAGCAGAAGACGAAGAGAACAAGGATAAAGCAATTGAGGTTGCTCCTCTCCCTCCTGCTGAAGACCCTACTGCACCTATCAACACCACACCTACAGTCAACACCCCAACGGAAACACCTTCAGGTCGTGACCTTGGGAAGTACGTCAAGGTTGTCACCAGCCTCACGGATGGAAACCCTGACCAGAACGTAGACATGCTTCAGCCTGACTTCGTTGGATCATTGGGTAAAGCTTTCCAGGCCATGCCTGAGGAGCTTCGCTCTGCTATCAACATTGAGCAGGCTGGAAGGTCTTCCGCATATCAGGCAAAGCTCTACCAGCGTTACAAGCTTGGTGGACCTCTAGCTGCTCCTCCTGGTCACTCACGCCATGAAGATGGTCGTGCTGTGGACATTGGTCCAGCTAGCGGAAACTATCGTGACCCCGCTTACCTCTCCGCTCTCAATTGGCTCTACCAGCGAAGCGAAGAGTTCGGCATCATCAATCCCCCGTCCATTCGCAATCGCGATAGTGGACACTTCCAGTTTGTGCGTCCTGACCCCACTCTGAAGACTGTTGCCATCCCCTACGATGTCAGCAATGCAATCGACACTGCTGCACGCAAGTACGGCCTTGACCGTCGAATGCTCTACTCCATCGCATACGGTGAGAGTAACTATGACAGGTCAGGTTCTTCATCGGCTGGCGCTACTGGTCTCTTCCAGATGATGCCTGAGACGTGGGGTGATCTAGTTTCACGCTACGGCAAGAACTTCCCTGAGATTAGCAATTGGGATCGTAAGAACCCTATGCACAATGCTCTCATGATGGGAGCACTCACACGTGAGAACCAGGCAGTCCTTCATGAGAAGCTTGGACGTGATCCTACTCCAGGTGAGATTTATGGCGCACACTTCCTAGGTGCATCGGGCTATGGACGCTTCGTCTCCTACGCAAAGGATAATCCTCATGAGCCGGCACTCAATGGCGTAAGTCCTAGAGCCGTAGCTCAGAACCGTTCAGTGTTCTACCGTGCCAACGGTCAACCCCGCACTGCTGAAGAAGTACAGACGTGGATGGACCGCAAGGCTTCCACTGCTCCAGGCTTCAATGACAAGAATGAGAAGCTGAAGGAACTCATCACAGCAACTCAGGATGGCTACAAGGTCATCCCTGGAGTGGCCTCAACTGTCGCCACTGCTGAAGGTGCAGTCGCCCCTGGTGTTGCTAAGGCTGATGCAGTTCTAGCCAACGCCAATGAGTACGCTGCAAGGGCTGAGCGTCAACGTACAAGAGTAAACGCTGCACAGAATGGTGTGTCCGCTGCTGCTGATATTGGCTACCGTCGCATCTCCTATGAAGACCTCTTCGTCCCCCCGGCAGTCAACTCAAGGGACATCTCCAAGCAGATCGAAGCTAGGATGGACCACCGTGAAGCCACGGCTCCGTTCAGCACGCTTGTAATGGATGCCTTCAAGGACACCAATACTCTTTCATGGATGTTCGCTGGTGCTCCTCAAATGGCACCTGACCCCAACTTCTTCATGACAGAAGAGATGGCCAAGAAGGCCGTCGAAGGTATTGACCCCAGGTTCCACTCATGGGTCATCAATAGCTACTCTGCCGGTCAACTTCAGAAGGCACGTGAAGATGCTCTCAGTTTTATGGAAGGTGAGAAGCGACTTGATGAGGCTGGCCTTACTGGTATGGCTCTCAGGCTTGGAACTGCATTCCTTGATCCAGTTGCTATAGGTGTCGCCCTAGGCACTGAAGGTCTTGCCGCTCCTATGCTGTTTGGCAAAGCTGCCTCAGTAGGCGGCAAGCTCAAAGCTGGACTGTTGGCTTCAACCGGCAACGTGGCTGCTACAGGTGCCCTCCAGTTGTCAGGTGACCCTCGCATTACTGGACAGGACTACCTCCTAGCTGGCGTTGCGGGCTTCGGTCTTGGTGCTCTCTTCGGCAAAGGCATTAAGCCTGAGCTTCCTGAGAACCAGGAGATAGCTGCTAAGGCTTCTGAGATTGTTGATGGTCTTGCTGGCCCTTCATCTGCTGGTGCTGCTCAGAACCTTGATGCTTCCTTTGTCTCCCCTAAGCTGGATGCTGATTGGAGCAGGCTCAAGAATGATGACGTGTGGGAGTCTCCTGTACCTAAGGCACTCCCGCTATGGGGTACGGTCGATAAGGCCCTTCGTTCTAAGAACCCTGCTGCACGTCTAGTAGCTCCTCACCTTGCAGAGAATGCTGTTGGCTTCAAAGGTCACGGTACTATTCCCATTGCTGCATCCGAAAGGGCACGGCGATTGGAAAGCTCATTTGAGGCCCGCTATGCAGACGCACACAGAACTGCCTTCCAGGAGTACCTGAAGGAAGTTGGTGGCGGCTGGATTGCTAGGTGGACCAAGACAGGTGAGTTCGCTGATAAGGTAGGTCTCGCTATCCGTGAGAAAGACCCTGCCATCCGTGAGCAGATGTCTCCCGCTGCACGTAAGCTTGCAGACAAACAGATCGCCCTACAGGATGAACTGCTTGAACTGGAGAAGAACCCTGGTGTCCGTATGGGCAAGGAGATGGCTTCAGTAGAGGGGTTCAATGAGGTTGTGAACAAAGGTTCGTACCTCATGCGCGTTTGGGACAACGCTAAGCTGAAGACTTTAGGTCAGCCTAAGCTTGCTCGAATGCTACGTGGTGCTATCCGTGATGAGCAGCCGGACCTTGATGAAAGGTATGTCAGGAAGCTTGCTGATGGTGCGGCTGAGAAGATGATGGAGCGCACTCACGGACTTGATGACTACTTTGACAGGGCTCTGTCAGGTGCCGATGAGGAAGCCCTCACTAAGGTTCTCAAGGAACTTGGCTTCACCGATGAGGACGAAGTTGAGGAAGTCCTGAAGAGCTTCCAGAAGGTCAAGGAGAAGGACAAGGAAAACCCTGCACGGGCTAAGCGTCGTATGCTTCTCAATGAGACCTACGAAACTGAGATTGATGGACAGAAGTACAAGCTGAGTGACTTCCTGGTGAATGACGCCCCCGCCCTCTTCAAGGCTAGGAACCGTCAGGCCACTTCAAGGATAGCACTGGCACAGGTCCAGATCAGAGACCCTAAGACAGGTGAACTCCTGGTTGATGGCATCCGTAGCGATAAAGACTTCGAGCATCTGATTGAACAGGTCAAAGCTCGTGGTGCATCTGAAGGGCAGACGCCTAGGCAGATTGCTGATGATGAGAAGCAGCTACGGTTCATCTATGACTACATGACAGGTCGTCTGAAGATGCCTGACAATGGTGTCATGGACGTTCTCCGTCTCACTCAGAAGTTCAACTTCTCCAGGGTCATGAACCAAGTTGGCTTCGCTCAGATTCCTGAGATGGCAACTTCACTGTCTCACCTTGGTGTTCGCGCCTCTATGGAACACATGCCTGAGTTCAAGCGCATCATAGGAATGAGCGCTAAGGAACTTGACCAGCATGGAACCCTTGATGAGATGCAATACATCATGGGGCAGTCTACAGCGATGCTGAGGTCTCACATCACATCCAGGTTCGATGATGAGGCTACCAACGGGTTCCATAAGTTCACCAAAGGAACAGCCTTCGACAAAGTTGAAGCTGGTCTTGAGAACATGAACCGTGTGACCTCCACTCTGTCAGGCATGAACGGTGTGACCGACATGCTCCAGCATTGGAACAGTCTCCTGGTTGGGCAGACCTTCGTGAACCTCGCACACGGGGCTAAGGAAGTAGACGGCAGACTTGTCTTCTCCAATGCCAACATGCGTAGGCTCAAGTCTCTTGGTATCGACACTGAGACATCCACCAAGTTCAAGTACAAGAACCCTAAGTACAAGGGTGCTGACATGGTGAAGATGAAGGCTGAGTACGACAACGCTGATAAGCTTGAACGTGCTAAAGCCGCTGGCACCATGAAGCCTGAAGACAAGAAGCTCTACGATTCCCTGAAGATCAGACTCAAAGAAGTCCATCTCAATGCAGATGTGATGAGAGAGGCAGACCTCCCAGACATCGAAGCCATCACTTCTAAGATGGATGAGCTTCTTGAGAAGAACGGCTACAAGGCCCCTGCTTATCCAACCTTCAAGGGTGAAGCTAAGTTCATCGAAGGTGAGGGTACGATGCTTGAACGCATTGCTCGTCAGGTGAAGGAGCACGCGACCACAGAGAAGGGCATCTATAACGACAAGAAGTTTAAGCTCATGAACTACAATTCATGGACTGACCTTGAAGCTAGAGAAGCCTTCATTGACACTCTGTTCCGTGCTTCACGGCGTATGGTGCAGGAGAATGACGTTGGTCAGATGGCTACGTGGATGTCCACGCCTATGGCCAGAATCCTTCTCCAGTTCCGTACCTTCATGATGGCTGGTTACTCGAAGCAGCTACTTCACAACCTGCACCATGCTGGTGCCTTTGGTGGTGGAACTGATGCTCAGAACCTTGGGCAGACCTTCACGTACTTCAGTGCGTCTGTGGTCTTCGGCTCATTGGCTTACGCTATGCAGTCTAAGATACAGTCACTTGGAAGAAGTGATGCTGATGAGTTTCTATACGATGAGGATAAGGGCAAGCTCACACATAAGAATCTAGCGCTTGCTGGTGTTCAGCGTGCAGGCTGGTCCTCAATTATCCCCTTAGTTATGGACAGCGCAAGAGTTGGTGAACTGCTTACTGGTGATCCACTGTTCGCTGGCACCAGAAGTTCAGGCCAAGTTTCCAACGCTATCTTCGGAAACCCAACAGCAAGCTTTGCCGAAAGTGCTCTTTCAATTCCGCCTATGGTTGGAGACATGATCCGTGATGGACGGTCTCCTGCTCAGCCGGAACTTAGGAAGGGTTCCTCATTGCTTCCATTCCAAAACATGTTGGGCGTGCAGCAAATGTATAACTACCTCATCTCAGACTTTGATGAGGAGAAGCCTAGACAATAACAATCCGCTCTAACTGAGCCATGCAGGGGAGGGAGCCATTCTCTCCCCTGTGTGAACTCCATAAGGAGTACCTACCTAATGGCCTATAGTTCGGTGACCATCCCTGCTGATGGCACCACAGACACCTTCACGTTCTCCTTCAAATACCTCCACATCAGCCATGTGAGCGCATTCAAGAACGGTGTGAAGGTAACCACAGCTACATTCCCCACAGCGTCATCCGTAAAGCTCAACACTACAGTTGCTAACGGTGACACCATCCTCATTCAACGTGTAACGCCGCGTGACAAGCTCACGGTTGAGATGCCCAACTCTGGCACCTTCCGTGGTCGCGACATCAACGCAATGGCACTACAGACTCTTTACATTGCTCAGGAGGTCTTCGACTCCCTAAGCACACTCATCTCACTAGCAGTTGACAACACGATGGATGCTTTAGGGCATCGCGTCTCGAATGTTGCTGACCCTGTGAATGACCAGGATGCTGTAACTAAGAAGTGGGCTGAGACGTCCATGACTTCAACACTTGCAGAAGCCATCGTTGCAAAGGATGCAGCTAAGGCTTCACAGACGAGTGCTGCTGCTTCTGAAGCTACAGCAACAACCAAAGCCGCTACAGCCACTACTCAGGCTGGCATCGCTACGACAAAGGCAGGTGAAGCTGCTACGTCTGCTGCTGGTGCTGCCTCATCGAAGACCGCCGCTGATGCTGATGCTGCGGCTACTGCTGCTGACCGTGCTGCTGTTGCAGCCGACAAGCTTACAGTGGCAGGTTACAAGGTCTCTGTTGCAGGGGATAAGACTGCAATCGAAGAGATGCTTGATGGCTTCGTTGCTGGTGTCCCCACTGCTCCCCTTGTCCAGTTCACACCAGCGGGCAACCTCGCATCTACGAATGTGCAGGCTGCACTTCAGGAGCTTGATGCTGAGAAAGCTGCTGCTAGTGCCCTTGCTGCGAAGCAAGACAAGCTAGGATACACGCCAGTAAACAAGGCTGGCGATACGATGACCGGCGACTTGACTGTGTATCGTGCAGGGGCTCCCAATACAGGCGTTGTGTTTCTCGGTAATAGCGGAGGTAAGTACCTTTTCTTTGACGGTACATCTTACACGCTACCGGCCGCTGAACTCTACGTGTGGGGTCAGCAAGTATGGCGCGATGTGATCGCTCAGCAAAAACTTGCAGCTATGCCTTTAGGTGGAGTTGGTACTACCGCTTTCCTCTATAGCTTCCCTTCTGTTGATTGGGGCGGTTTATATGCAGGTTCCGACCTTCATCCAGCAGGAGCAGCCACAACGTCTAACCCTGGAACACCTGGGCAGGCTGGAACTTGGAAGTGTTTGGGTTATAGCGGTGGCGCTAGGGCAACGCTTTTCTTGAGAGTTGCATAAATGATCGACGGAACAAAAATAAACATTCGCAATCCTAAATTCTCATCATCGGATAACTCACTCATCACGTGTGAGATTGAACACGAAGAGTACGGATGGATTGGCTTCCTTGCGAACCCCACTGATGTGATGCCCTACTCTAAGGACATCTTCAACCGTGCGTTAGCACTGAACCCCACAGCATACGTTGAACCTCCCCCTGCAATCCCCTCAGTAGTCACACCCTACCAAGCACGTGTAGCTCTGCTTACCGCTGGTTACATGCCTCAGGTGGAAGCGCTGATGGCTGACCCTAATGTTGACCCCAACGCAAAGATTGCTTGGGAGTACGCTTCAGGGTTCTACAGGGACTCACCCTTCATCAGCACGCTTGGTGCTGCTCTAGGTCTAACCTCTGAGCAGATCGATGTCTTGTTCATCGCTGCAAGTCAGGTTGTGTAATGACTACCAACGAAATTCAACGGAGCCTTGGTAATCTCGAAGCCAAGGTGGACATCCTTCTCTCTCGTACAGCGAAGACTGAGGAATCCAACGACAAGGAACTCTGTGACCTCAACAATAGGGTCACCGTTCTTGAGACCAACGCTCAGACACAGAAGGCAGTCATTACCCTCATAGCGTCTGCTGCTGGCATCGTGGTCACCTTCGCGGCTGACTTCATCAAGACTAAGCTATTCGGCTAATTCAATGAGCAAACAAAAAACCCTTAGTAAAGGTAAGGCCACACCGCCTTCAGGGAAGGCTTCAGAGGAAGCCCTCAGTGAGCTTCATGGTGCTCTCGCAAAAGAGTTCACCACCATGCTCAAAGGAGGAGACCTCCAGGCTTCCACACTCAATGTCATCCGGCAGTTCTTGAAGGACAATGAGATAACCGCTCCGCAGACCCCCAAGTCACCCTTGGGCGATCTTACAGGGGCACTGCCTACGGACTTCGAGTTCGCTGAGGATGAGGACTGATAGGTTGTATTAGGCAACAATAGGCGACACTGGTAGGTAACTTACTGGTGTCACCATTGCCCACAGACACCCTGAAATCCTCACAGGCTGACTCCAGGGCTGGCATTTAGAACCTCTCAGCTACCTACATAGCCGGGAACCCTAGCGGCCGTCCTGGAGCCTCCCAGTGTTGTACCATACAACTATATGACAAGAGGCAGTAAATGCCCGTTGAGAAGGAGATGCGGGATAAAACCCGTAAGCTCCTCAAGGACGCTAGATGGCGTTCAAAACAAAAAGGCATACCGTATAGCCTCACACGTGAATGGCTTACGAAAGAACTACGAAGGGGAAAGTGCGCGGCCACAGGGCTCCCATTCTCCTTCAGTCCTCCCCCAAGAGGGATACACAGCAATCCATACGCCCCTTCAATTGACCGAAGAGATTCTTCTCTCGGCTACACATGTGACAACTGTCACGTTGTTTGCTGGGCGTACAACAACATGAAAAGTCAATATGACGAAGACCTCATCCTCAAGGTCTCGGAAGGCATCAAGTCAAGAAGAGCCCAAAGAGGGAAAGAAGAAAAAGCCAAAGGCAACTCTAAAGAGCCTAAAGGCAAAGCAAGAGGGCAAGAAGGAAAAGGCGCTAAAGGAAAACGTAGAGGGAGCGGTAAGCTCAAGTCTCTACGGTGAGAAGATCAAGGCAGACTTCCGAGTCTTCCTCAGGCTGGTATGGCGTCATCTCTCGCTCCCTGAACCTACACCAGTTCAGCTAGACATCGCTAAGTTCCTTCAACACGGACCTAAACGTAAAGTCATTGAAGCCTTCCGAGGCGTCGGCAAGTCGTGGGTCACATCAGCATTCGTCTTATGGATGCTCTACTGTGATCCTCAGCATAAGATTCTAGTCGTCTCAGCTACCAAGGAACGCTCTGACCAGTTCAGCACGTTCACCATGCGTCTCATCAATGAGATGCCTCTGCTGGCCCGCCTGAAGCCAACACCTGACCAGAGACAATCAAAGATAGCATTCGACGTTGGCCCTGCTAGGGCTGACCATGCACCTTCAGTGAAGTCTGCTGGCATTTATGGACAGCTTGCGGGTTCGCGTGCTGACCACATCGTAGCTGACGATATTGAGGTTCCAAACAATAGTGACACTCAGATGGCCAGAGAAAAACTCTCTGAGGCCGTCAAAGAGTTCGATGCTATTCTAAAGGCTGTTCCTCACGCTACCATTACCTACCTAGGCACTCCTCAGACGGAGATGTCTCTCTACAATGCTCTGCCTGAACGCGGATACGTCATTCGCATCTGGCCAGCACGCATCCCTGAGAACCTTGAGAAGTATGGCGTCAAGTTAGCTCCATACATCCACAAGCTGATTGAGAAGGGTGCTAAGCCTGGAGACCCTGTAGACCCTGCACGCTTCGGCGTTGAGGACTTGGCTGAGCGTTCTCTCTCATATGGCCGGTCAGGCTTCGCCCTACAGTTCCAGCTTGATACTTCGCTCAGTGATGCTGACAGGTATCCCCTGAAGCTCTCTGACCTAATCGTTATGGCCCTTCCTGGTGACAAAGGACCAGTGGACCTCACATGGGCCTCATCTCCTGAGTTGGTTGACAATGATCTTCCCAACGTAGGACTTGAAGGTGACCGCTACTACCGTCCTGTATGGATGGCTGATGAGTGGACCCCCTACACTGGATGCGTCATGTACATTGACCCTTCAGGTAGAGGCAAAGACGAGACTGCCATTTGTGTAGCTAAAGCTCTCTATGGTCGCGTGTTCATCACGTACCTTGCAGGCTTCAGAGATGGCTACTCAGATGAGACCCTTCATAAGATTCTCCTCATCGCTAAGAACCAGGGTGTGAATGAGATTGTTGTGGAGCCTAACTTCGGTGACGGCATGTTCACTAAGCTCCTCATCGCGAAGTCACAGGTAATCTATAAGTGCTCCATCATCGATAGCGATTGGTCCAGGGCACAGAAGGAAGCTAGGATCATCGACGTGCTAGAGCCTGTCATGAACCAGCATCGCTTGGTCGTGGACAAGTCGGTCATCTGGTATGACTACAGGTCAACAGAGACCTACATCCCTGAAGAGCAGAACAGGTACAGAGCCTTCTATCAGATGTCCCGTCTGACTAAGGACCGTGGTGCTCTCATCTCTGATGACAGGATCGAAGCCATAGCTGGTGCTGTGAAGTACTGGACCGATAGCTTCGCTAAGGACACCACCAAGTCTGTGAAGGACTTCCAGGATAAGGTTCTGGATGATGAGCTTCGCAAGTTCATGAAGAACGCCATTGACCCTAGGGGTATCCGTGGCGGGACTAATAAGAAGTCCCCCTTCCTCTCTGGCATCAAGGCTATGAGACCAAGGCGGGGACTACGATAAAAGGAAGACCATCAGGGTACATCTTATAAGGTGCTCTGGTGGTCTCACTTGTCCTTTGTTTATCGATGTATGTTGATGATGTTGGAGTGATGTAGAGGGGATTACCCCTTGGTTATGGATAACCCCTCCCGGATGAAATATATAGGTATACTTATAGGTCTACTTATAGGTCATCTTATAAGTCGGTACATTAGCTGAGCCTGTAGGTCTTCCTATCGGTACAGCATCATCATCACATCAATCATACCATGTCTTATTAGAGGTCAACCTACAGGTCATCCTGTCGGTGCAATTTCATAGAGACCTCTCATTGGTTGAGCGTCCTGTCGGTGCATCTTCTAGGTCATGCCCACAGCACATTAGCTCCCTGAGTGTAAGCGTTGCTCCCTCTTGGCTCACACTCAGGTTCCATCTCGCAGTTCATCTGTGAGGTACTTCAAGGCCAACTCCTGTTGGCTGCAAAGGGGAACATCACACTGCATGGGCAGAAAACGAAGACGACGCTCAAACCAGCAGAAACAAAAACAACAGCAAGAACTACCTCCGCCTCTCCCGGCACTCATACCTGAAGTTCTCTTTACAGGTGTACCTGAGGTAACGAAGAAAGCTGTGCTCCCACATCGGAAGCGAAGTTCCTGGTGGAAGCGTATCTTCATGCTCCCGAGTAGTCAGCCAAGCGGTTGAACTCTCGGACAACATGTAAGTCCGTACTGAAGATTGCCTCAGGTGGGTCGAAAGGTTCCCTGAGGTCTTCACCCCTTTTGTATTTGTCGAAAATCTTCGTCAGGAAGACTAGACATGCGCGGCCCTCAAAACACCCCCTTGGCCGTTCGGCTTTTGTTCCATAGACGTTCTCGTTATGTCTTCAAAGTGAACTCAAAGTCTACCTCTCGAATGACCAGAAGCACACGCTTAGAGCGAAGCCATTGTCTCATCATTTGTCACGAGAGGGGGGAAAGCTCAATGATTTCAATGCTATGCAGCGGATGTATGATCCTCTGTTGTGTATTCTTTTCGCAATAGGTCAACAATGCTGTCCTATTCTTTACGCATTAGGTCAACATTACTGACCTATTCTTTGGCTTTGTGTACTTTATAGGTATACATTTGCTTCTACCTGTTCATGCTTCAAAACCAAGCGCATCACCTGCAGGCTCACTAGGCGGCTCACTAGGCGGCTCACTAAGCGGTCAACCAGCAGCACACTCGAAGCACACCTAGCGACTATCCACAGGTATCAGACACACAAGGCACCTGATGACACCTGCACTCTGTTGCCAAGTGTCAGCAATCAGATCAGACTCCAAGTGTTGCCTGTAGATGGCTCAATGGTGAGCTAATGGGTGATACAGCGGCGTGAAGGGACGCCTTGAGAAGGGAGCTAGAAGAGAATGC